TTTTTGTACTGTCATACCAGGGTATCCAGAATAATCAGCACCATTAATTTCTATATTATCTATTGTTGTTACGGCATGATCTGCAATTGCCAACAACATGCTAAGGCGCTGTTTACCTGCAATATTTTCAGACTGCCATTCATTTGTTATGTATGACCCTATAATTGGCGGCAAAATTTTTACAGTTCCATATATAACCGGCCATGCCCCGCCTTCAATAGCCAGGTTTACACCGCCCCAACTGTATGATGCGGAATTCTGTTGATCTTCTGGTTCTAAAGGTGGAAGCATTGCATTCAAAAGAAGACCTCCACCAATCGCTATTCCGGCGGATAATAAACTTGCACTTGGGCCTGATAGTGAAGGAAACATATAAGGAGCGTAAATAGCAATTATTAATATCCCTATCGTTGCAAGCATTCTCCCAACATTATCACCTGAAGGATAAAGACAAAATACTATATTTTGACCTGGAATCGGAATTGTGGATAAAGCTTCAGTGACTTTCCCGTCAATACTGGCTATTATATCAAACCCTTCAGGAATTTGAGGGTAGGTTTCATCGATATACTCCTGAACAGTTTTATGTTCATAATCTATTTTATGGACTATCCTTGAAGCATACGGATTAAACGGATCTTTAATTGCCGTTAAAAGTATAGAATTTTCGTTTTGCATAAATCACATTGTCCAAACTTTCAATGGTTACTCCACCCCTGACTTTAGATGTGTGGATAAATTTATTATTTCCAATATAAACGCCTATGTGATGATAAAACGGAAGCCCGAATTGCATAGCAATCATACACGGAATTCTTGGAATTGCATGTTCTGCCCAATCAGTTTTTTCTTCAATTATTTTAGGCATATTTTTTAAATTGCAATTAAAAATTTTACGAGAGACTGCATATTCCGGTATATCTATTCCAAATCTTCTGAAAACTTCTCTTGCCAGCCACCAGCAGTCTGTTTCTTGAAATTTAAATGGCGTTCCTATTAGATCAGACAAATATACCTTTTGTTCCGACACCTGGAGCACCTCCAAAATTAATTGAATTATTCATAGTATTTCTACAAGTATCAAGTGTTCTATCACACGATGTTTCGCCTCCACTATACTTACAAAGTGTTCCTTTGAATTCTTTATATCTACAGGTATTTCTCCATATTTTATTTCTTGGAAAACGCTTATTCCATGGATTCATAGCTCCAAGAGTAAATGTAACCCATGAAACATCCGCATTTGTTGCTGTTACAGTGTAATTTAATTCAACTTCAGCCGTTGGGTTGTTCGGACCAGCTCCTAAACTTGTGTGAATTGTATTTACGATTCGTATAATTACTTCAGAATCCACAAGACCGTCTTGTGCCTCAAGATATGGTTCAAGCATCCTGGATGTATTTGCAATTTTTAGACCCACACTTGGAACTTCACCTTTAATTGCATCCCCAATTTCATCAAGTTGGAATGGAAAAGCAATATATTCATTGCCAGCAGTTATAGGCCATGTCACATTTTCTGTATTTGCAACAAGATATAAAATAGTTGAATTTGGCATGGTAACTTTTAATAGCACCAGCCAAGCCTCTGTTGACGACAGTTTGTTTTTTTCAATATATGCACTAGCAGATAATGTCATGCTTGCTCCAATACAAGACCTGTCAAAGTATAACTAAATGTCCCATCTATATAACCAAGTGGACTAGCATCAGGTAGCTCACCTTCAGAAAATCTAACAACATATACAACGTCTGTCTCTGGGTGGGTCCAATTAAATGTAGACCCGATATAACTAGTGAAAAATGCATGTAGTGCAGCATATTGAGTCGTAGTGAGCTTTTTCCAGCCTAAAGTAAATACCCACCTTGTGCTTGTATGCTTTGGCCTAGAGTGCACAGTCCCGCTTTCAAATTGAGTCTTTATTTGTGCCTTAACAGGCCTCTGTAAAAAATGTTCCCTTGAAGTATCTGGAAGTGTAGCTGGCCAATCCGTCATTACCTTCTCCTCATAAAATCTCTCATGCCGCCTTTGTTTCTATCATAGGCATCCATTACAACACCTATGACCCATCCTTCTCCATTAAACTGTGGCTGCTCTACATGTGATTTTGACTCAACACCAGTGTTATTCTGGACAACAATGCTTACATTTGGTGGGGCATTCTCTCCAAAGCCTTCACCGCCTTTTTGCTGGACAACACCTTTCATTTTGCTCTTTGGCATAATGTATTCTGGCTCAACTTCTCCAATGGAGTAGCGAGTACCTGTTTTTGTACCAATACCCATAACCGGCTCATCAATCCAACCGCCATGCTGGAAGCCCTGTTCCATCCCTCCCCAGCCATATGTGCCACCAGTATCAACGCCACCTACCATCTGATTCTTTGAATAATTTATCCCAATTGGAAATGCTTGAGCTAGCTTTGCCATTGCTTGCTGCATTATCATCTTTGATAAGAAGTCAAGATATGCAGATAACATACTATCAAGCATCTTTGCCCAAATGTCTTCTATGTTATCAAAGCCTGTTTTGAATCCGTCTAACAATGTCTCACTAAGTGCGCTAGTTGCATTATCAGAGAATTGCTTGGCCATCTCATATCCCATATCACCCATGGTAAGCAAATCCTCTGATGCTTCGCTAGCAAATGCTTTTACACCATCAAAGAAGTTTCCACTTGCTCTGAGCTCTTCACGCATATTCTCTTTTTGCCTTTGGTAATATGCTTGCATAAGTAATGAGATTTTACCAGTATCGCCATCGAACAGCTCTATGTATTTATCGTACTCAAAGTCTAAAAGAGCTTGCTTGTATTTAAAATAGTCAACATCTCTAACTTTAAGTGTATCTGTTAATATTGTATATAGCTTTATCTGCGCTGCTATTTCTGTGGCCTTGTCTTTCGCTTCATTCTTTTCACGGTCTATTCTGCCTTTTAATTTTTTAGCAGCAAAGTCAGACCTAAGTTTCTCCCAGTACTCATCAGTCTTTTGTGCATATGCTAAATTAAGCTTCATCCCTTCGTGTGATAGCTTTGCCTGGGCTGCTAATGATGTCTGTGCCCATTTCAGATTGATAAGGGTTCTCTCCTTAGCAATATTTTCTTCTTCTTGTTTTATTGCAGCAATATTCGGAGAATACCTAAAGTTGATTGATTCCAGAGCCTTGGCTAAGTTTTTATTGATCCTCTCTATCTCATCAGCATTTCCTTGAACTAGCTGTATTGTTTCTCTTGCGCTTTCTTTTATTATATCCTTTTCATATTTTATAGGTGCAGATAACTGTTTAATAAGCTCATCTGACTTATCTTGAGCTATTTTTAGCTCTTTATCTTTTGTGCTCATTGTAAGTTTTAACTCATCAGCAGCAAGCTTCTCCACTCTATCCATTACCTCCTTAGCTGCTGAATCACCTTCACTAGTAAGCTTATTATGAAAAGCTTTAAAAGCTGCTTCAGTTTTCTTTAGTGCAGCAGCAATTGCTTTTTCAGAAAACCCAAGTGCGCCCATCTCTCTCTGAAGCTCCTTGACCCACAGTATAATACCACCAAATGTATCTTCTGCTTTTTCTGCCGCACCTTCAAACGCAAGTGCATCATAAAATATTTTTTTCATCTCTGGCGATAAGTTTTTGAACGCTTTCAGTGATGCCTTTATTGAATCAGCATTTATATAAGCTAAACTCTCTTTGTCTTCCATTTGGAAATCGCTTTGAAGAAGCATGACAGAATTATGCAGTCTATCAATCTCATCTGAAGCCCTTGGGGCACCAGATGTTATCCCTTTAAAAAGGCGAGCAAACCCGTCTATTATGCCTTGAATTGCTGGCATCATATCATCCTGGAACTTACTCATACTTAAGCTTCCAAGAGTAAGGTCAGCCCAGCCAATATCCTTCATCTTCTTCATAGCTTCATTTATCGCAGACAAGTAAAATGCTATTAGGCCAAGTTTGGCTGATCTACCAAGTATCGCAACGATGATGCCTGTGCCAGTTGGCCCAACAATCTCTTTTGGGAACCGATTATAAGCATCAGCAAGAGCACCAAGAGAATATGCAAGGCTTGTTATAGGTGTAGAAAGCTCTTTTACATTATCTACCACTGCTTTTGCTGAGCCAATAATCCCATCCACATACTCAGTTATATCATCCCTATTACTTCTGAACCAATCTGCTGTTGCTAACAAGAAATCTTTAATGCCGTCTTTGTAGTTGCCGAATATACTAATTGATATGTCCTCAACAGCAGATTTAACTAATTTCCAAGCTGAATCGACATTGTCTTGCATTATCTTTGCTGCTTTCCATGCTTCGCCACCAGCATCTCTAGCTGCTTTTTCAAGTCTCTCATACTGCTCTACATTATCTTTTAAAATAAGTATGCTTTTGAGTGCAATAAGACCATAATCTTTCTTGATCTGCCAAGCAACCTTTTCACGAGCAGCAGTCTCACCGATCTGTGTAGCAAGCTTTTTCTGTATCTCATCATATTTCTTTAAAACACCGATCAAGTCTGTCCCAATACCCATACCAAGCGTTTTAGCAGCACCCATTGTCCTAATGAATGCCTGTTGTAAATTTCTACCAGCAATACCAGCTTTCACGCCTGATTGGGCCAATGTGCCAATCATAGCTGCTACTTGCTCTATATCATAACCAAGAGCTTTAGCAACAGGAGCAGCAAATTTCATTGCTTGCCCCATCATTTCAATATTAGTATTTGACCTTGTTATGATAGCAACCATAACATCTACTGCTCTGCCTATTTCAGTTGCTTCCATACCAAAGGCTCTAAGGGTGTCTGTAGCAATGTCTGTTGCCCTGCCTAATTCAAGGCCACCTATTAATGCTAGGTTAAGAACACCTGGTAATGCAGCAATTGACTCTTTAGCATTGAAGCCAGCCATAGCAAGAAATTTCAAAGCTTCTGCTGTCTGGGTTGCTGTAAATACTGTACCACGAGCATACTGTCGTGCAGCTCCCTCTAATAATTTGAACTCCTCAGCTG